TCTCTGACTTTTCTGACGCTGTCGCACACGCAGAAAGTCAGTATGCAAACCTTTGCCACATCACAATCAACGAGCAGATCATTGGCGGTGACGGTCATTTAGCTTTGAAAACCTTACAATCTCGTTTTAGTAAGGATTATTCCACAAGTAAGAAAGTTGAGATGCAGACGATGAGCTTCAGCTCGACAGTCTCGCCGGAGCAACTGCTGGAGATGCAGCAGCAGCGTAGGGAGCTTGACTCCTCATCTGATTACCAATCAGACGGTATAATCGATATTACTGAGGAAAACGAGCAGGTCAGCAGTCAAAGTACGGCTTTGGGTACGGCTGAGGGCTCGGACCCTGATGCTGAAGGGGGAACAATTGCCCCAATTACTCCCCCTGAGCAGACAGACCCCACCAGCCCCCAGAAGGGGGAGGGGGGAGATCCCAGCCCCCACCCCCAATCTAACCCTCGCACACTGGACCCTTCTCTGGACTCCCCCCCAACAACAGCACCTACAGGGGGAGAGCTGTATTGCCTTACCTGCTCCAGTTGGATCGGGGTGGAGGAGGCTGAGATTACTGGGAGCTGGCAGGCTGACGGGAAGAGCTATGTAAACTACACCTGCCTGAAGTGCGGTGAGGCCGGGATGAGTCCGGTGAAGGACAATGAATGATCAACCTTGGTTACCGATTCATGCTGATCACAGGTTTCTGATTTGGTTTGAGTTTGGGGGAGTGAGTTACAGGGGGGAGGCTATAGTGAGGAGAGGAGTGGAGGCTGTGGTGGAGTTTAGCCCGGTGATTCACGAGGACTTGCGGGAGGCGATTGGGGAGCACTTGGTGGACTGGCGGCTGGAGGTGGCTCTTTGTCTGGGGGGAGCAGGGTGCCAGTGGGAGTTTGAAGAGTGGGAGTGATAGAGGAGTTGTGTGAGAGGTTTGGAGGCAGGGAGGTCCCTGAGTGGTACCTGAGCCTGCCGAGTGATTTTTATAAGAGTTACCCACAGGAGGGCTATGTGAGGCGAGACAAGGAGAAGGAGCTGGATGCGAGGTATTACTGGCTGGAGAAGGCGACTGAGTTGCTGACGCAGCCCAAGCCGGACAAGGGGATGATCAGGACGGCGATAGAGGGCAACCGTGTTGGCAACCCGAAGATGGCGGAGCGATTGAGGGAAAGGCTGAGGTTGCTTAGATGAAACAGTTACTCTTTGGTTTACCTCAAGGCGTGCCGACGGAATTGAGGGAGGAGGCGGCACGCAGGGAGACCGAAGCGGTAACGGCCTACATTCGCCACGGGGTGAGTCAGGGCCGGTTTTATTACTGGAACAAGAGCGGGGCTCTGATGAGCCGGCTGGACGGGGTTCTGGTTGAGGGGAATGCCTTGGTGAAGGCGGTGGAGGTGAAGTGGCGGAGGTTTGATTGGGATGAGCTGGTTGGCCCGAGGAAGGGGGAGCTGATGATCCCGGCTGACAAGATTCTGGCGGGGCAGGCATTTGCGTACTTGTTCAAGTTACCGACAATGTTGTTGACGTTGCTGGACGACTGTCTGGTGGCCCAGATGATAGTGAGTGAGAAGGGGGAGAAGTTGAATGTATTGAGGGAAGCGTATGAGCAAAGTGACAAATCAACAGACGGCGGCAGGATCTACAGGGACAACTGTTATATCGGGATCGAAGGGGCGGAACGGATCGCAATCGGACTGTGACGCTTTTTCTAGGAAGATCTTCGGGCTGAAGCTGTATCCTTGGCAGAAGAAGGTCCTGAGGAACCTGAGCCGGCCGAGGACAAGGATTGCCCTAAAGGCGGCCAACGGTAGCGGCAAGACGGCGATGTGTGCGGCCCCGGCGGCACTGTGGCACGCCTTGATTTATCCTAACAGCGTTTGCGTCACGACCAGCGGAGTCTACCGGCAGGTGAAAGAGCAGATGTGGCCAACGATCAGGAGTCTGGCGCGGAAGGTGGGAGGCTTGGGGATCCAGATCAACCAGACAGAGCTGAGCACTCCCAACGGCAGCAGGGTAATAGGATTTAGTACGGATGATCCGGGCAGGTTTGAGGGGTGGCATGCGGATAATCTCCTGATGATAATTGATGAGGCCAAGACAGTGAAAGACGAGATCTTTATGGCCTTGGAACGATGTCAGCCGAATCGGATTCTGGTGATGAGTAGTCCCGGCGGTTGCAAGGGTCAGTTTTACAAGTGTTTCACCAAGGAGGCCGATATGTGGGACCTGCATACGGTGACAGCCTATGATTGCCCCCACATAGAGGCCCAGTGGATTGAGAACCAGATAGAGAAGTGGGGAGCCAGTCACCCCCTGATTGCCAGCATGATCCGGGGGGAGTTTATGGAGGAGAGCGGGGAGAGTGTGGTGATACCTTGGGACAGTTTGATGCACTGTGTTGAGAATCCTCCCCGAAAGGAGAAGGGCGAGGTTGTGGCGGCCTGCGACTTTGCAGCCGGCAGTGATGAGAATGTCTTGTGCATCAGGGAAGGCAACCGCATCACCAAGCTGTTGAGCTGGCGGGATAAGAACACAATGGCCGCTTGTGGCCGTTTTGCACTGGAGTTTGAAAGAGCCGGGTTAAAGCCTCAGCAGATCTTTTGTGATGCGGGGGGATTGGGGTTGCCGATGGCTCAACAGTTGGAGGAGATGGGTTGGCCGATGCACCTGATCAATCTGGGCAGCAGGGCCTTTGAGCCGGACAGGTTTGCAAACAGGAGTGCTGAAATGTGGTTTACAGCGGCAAGGCAGATTGAAAAGGCGGATATCATTGTGCCGGACGATGAGATTCTACACGCACAGTTAACCAACAGGAGGGTCAGCACGACCAAGACCGGCAAGTTGAATCTTGAGAGCAAGGCGGAATGCAGGGCCAGAGGCTTCAGCAGTCCGGACAGGGCTGATGCCTTTGTAATGGCGGTGAGTTACAGCTCAAGTTTCTTAAGGGAGGAAGGGCCGAGACAGGCGACACTGGATGATATCTTTGCCGAGGGCTTGGCAGAGCTTTCCGGGGAGAATAGTATCCGCACACAGATGGGGATTAGCGTCGAATGATTGGATTGATACGGACATTATTGGAGATTTTAAAGGCAGCTTTTGGCTATGCAAAGGAAGTTGAAGAAACAAAATTGGAGAAGGAGGCTGTGGATCGGCGTTCTTCTAAGCGCAAGCGTCTTGACCAGTGGATGCAAGACCCCGGTAAGGCTGGACAACACCAAGACACTGGTGGAGGGGAATCCTAAAGGCTTTAGCGATGCGGTTCACAGCAGCCCAGAAGGTCGGCGTTTTGTTGAGGACACACTGGGGGTGATTATTGATCTGGAGTTTGAGCTGGAGAAAGGCGGTAAAAAGTGATTATTGGAATTTCTGGTAAGAAACGAAGCGGGAAGGATACGGTTTATCAGCTCATAAGGAAGGACATCGCTTATCGAGGTAAATTCTTTATCGCAAGGGCAGCCTTTGGTGACGACATAAAGGAGGAAGTGGCCAAGGCAACAGGCAAATCTCTTGCCCACATAGAGGAAAACAAGGAGAGATTTAGGCCGATATTGCAATGGTGGGGGGCCGACTTCAGGCGACATTATGAAGGAGAGAATTATTGGCTGGATCGAATGCAGCGAAAGATGAGCTCGATACGGGATCCGGAGGTGTTGGTCATTACGGACGTGAGATATCCCAACGAGGCGAATCTGGTGAAGTCGTTTGGCGGCATAATGATCAGGGTAAAGAGGGAGACGGGGCTGGAAGACCCCCACAGCTCCGAGAACCTGCTGGATTATTATGAGGATTTTGATTATTGGCTGAACAATGACGGCACACTGGAGAATCTGGAGAATCAAGTGGCTCAAATCGTGGAGGATCAATGTTGTGCAACACCTGATTTCCGGGTAGAAGCTGGGGCTGCTGCTGCGTCTGGGGCCTAAATAGTTCTTTTCTGTAGTTGCAACATATCTGTGGAGTCGCCTTTCCTTCGGGGAAGGCGGCTTTTTTATGGCCTATATGACCCTACAGGATCAGGCCGATGCTTTCGGGTCTGACTTGGAGGCATTGATCAAGAGATATCGAGGCGAGTTCGACATGAATATGCCGGCGATAGTTGGAACCCTCTATATGCACGCCAACTACTTGGCCCTTGAGAGCGTTGGAGCCCTTGCGGAAGAGGAGGAGGATGACAACGACGAGGCTGACGATTGGCGCACTTAAGTTTAAATGCAACGTGAAAGATTAAACGCTTCAGTCCTGCAGGACTTGGCTGACAGGAGTCTCTGGGATACTCGCCAGAGGATGTTTTATGAGATGAGGCACCACGGCCTGAGGCGTAAAAGCAAGCCTTGGCCGACTGCATCAGACGCGCACTTTCCGCTGAGTGACTCGATCATTGAGAAGCTCAAGCCCCACTACTTTCAGCAGTTGTTTGCAACTGACCTGATTGCCAGCTTTATCCCGAGCAATCCACAGGTGGCCGAGCTTACCAGTGCGGCGGCCCAGTGGTTTGATCACAGGGTAAAGCAGAAGAGCAATCTGGAGACTGAAGTGTTGAGTGCAATAGACAGCACTCTGGTGAGTGGCACGGGAATCTTAAAGGTGATTTGGAATCACTCAAAGGGCTGCCTTGAGTATTACTCTGTGGATCCGCAGCATTTTGTTGTTCCACCCTACACCCGCAATCTGGAGACGGCGGATCGGATCTGCCAGATCAGCACCTACTCGGTGGAGGCTTACAGGAGGAACAAGACACTCAATCAGGACCCGAAAGTGCTGGAGCAGATTATCGGCACACTGGACGAGGACACGGGTGACCTGACGACAAGGGAGATTAAGTATGAGAGGGAAGGCTTAACCTTCGACACTGAGGGCAAGATTATTGTCTGGGAGGTTTATTATAGATGCGAAGAGAGCGGAGAGTGGCGGATCTGCACGTTCAGCCCCACACAGCCGGATCTGGATCTGAGGCCGGTAATGGCGATTCCCTACAATCACGGCAAGCCCCCCTTTGTCGCCTTCCCGTATGAGATCAAGGATCCGGGTTATTACAGCAGCCGGGGAGTGGTGGAGCAGGTGGCAATATTTGAGTCTGAATTGTGCAAGCTGCTTAATGAAAAGAACGATTGTATGACCCTATACAATCGTCCTTTGTACAGGACAGCCAGAGAGATTCCCAATGCCGGCAACCTGCGAATTACGCCGGGACAAATCCTGCCGTATGACATTCAGCCGGTACCCCAGCAGGCTCCCCCGATTAGCTTCGACCAGCAGATGAACCTGATGCGGGAGATTGCCCAGCAAAGGATCAGCACGCCGGACTTTGGGTTAAGCCAGACGCTTGCCTTTCCGGAACGCAGGACGGCAACAGAAGTGCAGGCCGTCAGCAGCCTGTACGAGCAGAGTACGGATCTGCGTATGCGAATCTTCAGGATAGGTCTGGGCAAGCTGTACCGGATGAGCTGGAGCCTTCTCCAGCAGTACGACAAGACAGACCTTAATTACTGGTATCTGGACACTGCCCAGCAAGTCCCACAGGAGGCTCTTAGCCAAAACTATGCGATTATGCCAACCGGCTCCGCTGATGGCGTGAACAAGCAGTACCTCTTCCAGAAGGCAATGATGCGGCTGGAGATGTTTAACGGGGATGCCTTCATTGATCAGGCAC